GTCGCTAACGTTAACCTCGGTGAGGTTGCAGAATTGGTACGGTCTAAGGGCGATTTCACAACATGGGTTTGTGCCCCAATCTTTGTCGTTTGAGAAATAAAACCCAGGTTCACCAGAGCCAGAAGCCTTAACCCTCTCCCAAAGGTCAATAAAGAACTCTTTAGTCACTCTGTGGCGCAACAAAACTACAGAATTGTTTGCCCTCCCTCTTTGTGGGTTTTCCTCCCACCAGTTGCCAGTTTTGGCAGCGATCATATCATCGTCATCAGCACTAAAAAGTGAAATGAGAGCCGCACGGCGGATTCCACCAGCAAGAACAGCGTCTGCAATGTGGCACACGATGTCATGAACTTCGACGGTTGAAAGTTTATCACCATTTTCTTTTTCCTCCAAGATACCCTGAATTTTTACAATACACTCTTTGAGCGGTTGTGGGCCAGGGGCTTTACCTCCTGATGTAACCAAGCGAGCACCTTTGGGGCGAATGTCTGAATAATCGAATCTAATCTTTGACCCACCCTTAAAGTAATTCTGGAAAAGAGCTTTGATGGCGTCGGCCCAGCCTTCGATGGAATCATTAATTAAGAATCTTCTTGATCGGCCTGTACTTGGTCTTTGAATTTCAGGGAGTCGCTCAACATGATGTTTTTGTACGCTATAGCCGACACCTGTGCCACCGAGCAAAAGAAACATTACTTCACTAAAAGATCGCCAATCATCAATTGGCAAATATGCACAATTATATATCCTGTTGGGAGCAACCTCAACCGGTTTGCCGCCAAACTGCATTGATCGCATGGAGGGTAGGATTTTCTTTTCCTCGACCATCTTATAGGCTTTATTAATCTCTCCTTTCAGGTCAGGATATTTTTTAATATGCATTTTCTTGTTTCTATCAACCAACTCGTTCCAAACTTCGCGACGGAATTCTGTTGGCAAATAACGTGCATACTTCATATGGACCGTAATATCTGACAAAATTTGACTCGCTATCTCATTCATATAATCATCCTCCACTCAATTTATGCTTTTTATATTTTTCCTTTAACTCTTGTAACTGGTCTTTCGCAGTCTTTACTGTTATTTCTTCTATTGTCTCATCTGTTTGTTCTAAAACCTTTATACTAACGTTCTTTGTTTCCATGGCGGCAGGAAAGATAATACCATCGGGGCCATTCCTATTTTTGGCAATAAACAACCTCGCGGTGCTCTCTTTCTTATCCTGCACAGTTCTAGAAAGAGAAAAGATAAAGTCAGCAACAAAACACTTGTTAAAGGCTTCTGAAATAGACTCCATGGTAATAACTTCTGCATTCAAACCTGACCTGTTTGTTTGCGAAGCAGTCCACACTGGGCAATTTTGTTCTGCTGCGATTCCTCTCAATTCTTCATAAATGGTCTCAAGTTCTGTCCTTTTCTCTTTGAGAGCAGTAGTTGGTCTTAGGAGATCCGCATAGTCAACAATAATCATGTCCACATCTATGCCCCTCTGTTTCATTCTTTCCAAGTGCGCCTTCAAAGTATTTACAGAAGCCGACTTTGTTGGGTACGACTTAACAATAAGATTGCCTTCCACTTCCTGCACTTTTTCATAAATGTGATCTTTAAACCCATGAAGATCACCCAATGGCACACCAGTAATACAACTATCGTATCGCGAAGCAATTGTGGTATCCTGCAATTCAAGAGTGTAGTGAATAACTGTTTTACCAAGTTTCACTGCCTGGGCGCCCAAATGGACTAAGACCATGGATTTCCCTGCTCCAGTTGGAGCAACAACGACTCCAAGTTCTCCTACGCCTAGGCCGCCACCGCATATTTCATCTATCACCTTCCACCCAGTGGTAGTTGGGTTCCTAGCCTTCAACTCAAACCTCTTTTCAAAGTCAGCTTTGTAATCGTATCCAAAATTATTATCTGAACCCAACTTGATAGCTTCATTAATTAGGCCGCTGATTTCCTCAAAAGATGATTTTTGTAACAAATCGACCGATTTTAATATCGCGCCTTTAAGTTTCTGCTTTCGACAAAAGTCTAAAGAAACCTCTTTAACGTATTCTGCGCCATCGACCTCAATGTCGGTTGTGCTGATTTTCACAAAGAAATCACGCACTAACTTCTGTGTTGCTTCGTCTTCCTTCTCAAGCTCTGATCGAAGTATGGTGGCGACCATGCTGTGTGAAGGGTGTACTCCGTATTTTTCTTTGTATTCGAAAATCTTGCTTACGAATACTTGCAAATATTTCAATTCTAGAAAGTTGATATCCAACACTTCCCAGATTTGATCGGCAAATATCCTTTCCTGCAAAATAAGCTGTACTAGCTTTTCTTGGAAAGCTTTACCGTATTTTGAAAAATCTGCGCGTTCCATTCAAGCCCCTATATCAAATTATATTGTTTTGCCCACTTTTCCACATCTTTTCGAGAGGGCGGCTTTTCTTTGTAGTCTCCGCGCTTTCTCTTAAACATGTCTAACAAACTTAACACAATTGCGCCGACAATGCAAGCAATATATACAACTATGAAGAAAAATCCCCAGCCCCTGTTAATTAGGGGAACCACCGCTGCTGGTATAAAGTTTAGCTTGCCCAATACAAAAAGTATTCCTGCAGCCCTGGCCAAGGGAGTTGCATTTTGAAACATGCCGACGAAGCCACTAGTTTCCTTCATTTGAAATAATCCTCTGAAAAGTCTGGTAAAGTGTTGACCAATCGTATGCGGCAAAACCATCTTCTACCATCATACTTTTTATTCCTGTTTTATTTAATGAATAATCTAAATCCTCAACAGAAGATTTGATTTTTTGTTTTGCCAATGGAGACATCGACGGAAAATAAAGTTGCATTAAAAGATAATTATTATCGATCAACGGAGTTTTGTCCATTATATTTTCGTGCACTTTTAATTTAGTTTCAACCTCTCTACAAGTCTCAAGCAAAGAAGCAACGCTGTGCCGCTTTTCCTCTGCTAAAAAAGGAAATCTCTTCGCGATTGTCTTTAAACCAACACCACCGACTCCATCAAGGTTGTCGCTTTTATCGCCACACACCGCACGAGCCAAAGCAAAATTAACGGGATGAATACCATACTGCTCTACCACCCTTTTTGAATTTAGAATTTCATCTTGAATCGGTCGATAAAGAATAGTGTTTTTATCACAAAGCTGGATGAAGTCCTTATCTGAACTGACTATGACCTTTTGCCATTCTTTAAAATGGGACAGGTTATTTATATGTGCAATAACATCATCCGCTTCCAAATTGTCAATCAATATCTGAGAAACGGGCATCATGTTGATATATTCAAAAAGACGCATGTGTTGCCACATTTTGTTTTGCATCTCTTCGTTCTCCGACATGTTACGGATACTTCGGTTTAGTCGGATAGGCTTGCGCCCTTCCTTGTAATTTTTGTTAGCTGATCGTCGTCGTCGGGATCCCCCTGCGCCGTCCCATGCAACCACAATGTGATCTGGCTTGATTTGTTTACATAGTTTTTGTAGAATTTTCAAAAAACCAACTGTGCCGCCGATGGGTTGTCCATTCGAAGACAAGCTGGGGTTTACAATGTAGGCCCTATAAAAAGCGTTGAGGCCGTCGAGAATCATTACTCTTTTCAATTACTCACCCATTCCGAGGTCTTTTAGTACCAAAAGCAGATCTTCCTGCAACACAGTCATCTCTGCCTCATCTTCATAATCTTCTTCTTTTAAGCGATTTATAAAATATCGTGCTTCTTGAATCGCTTCCATCTTTTTATCTAGCTCTTCCTCTAAATAACTCAAGTTTGACATTTCCTTCTCCTCACAATTTTAAACATTTTAAGTTATTTTCGTTCGTAGAATAATACACCTTTGAAACTCCGCAATGAGTCAAAACTGCTTGGCACATTGTACAAGGCTTTGACAGTCGAAGTTGTCCATCCGGGTTAATTCGAACAACATAAATAGTAGATCCTTGAGTTACAGAACGATCAAGCCCCAATATTGTTCCCAATTCTGCATGAATTGTTGCTTCCCCCTCGTTCGGATCACGAAATCTTTGTGCGAAAGAACAGAACTTATTTTTGTTACAAGAAGTGTTAATTACCTTACCGCCTTTCACTAAAATCGCTCCGTGTCTGAGTCTTCCATAAGTACTAGAACTTGCAACCTTTGTGGCCAAGCGAATATAACGCTTGTTTTTGCCAGAAATTTTGATCATCGATGATGGTTGTGGCGACGATGGCTACGGCGTGGCTTGTGATGGCGCGTGGACTTCTTCTTACTTCTTTTCTTATACTTCTTCTTACTTCTTTTCTTATACTTCTTCTTGTGAACATTTCCAGGCCGGTGTTTGCGCACAGTGTTCTTCTTCTTTTTGTGGACACTGCTGGAGTGGTTTTTGTGGACGGTTGTTTTCTTTTTGGAATGCTTTTTTACATAGCTTTTTGGTTTGCTAGTGTGGTGGCTGTGGGTCTGAAGATGGTGCTTGTGACGATATTTGAAAGTATTGTACACATGCCTTCTGTTGAATCGATAATGATTGTGAAAATAGGCTTTTTTGTAGCTGTGGTGAAACCCTTGATGATACAAATTCCAAGTAGAGAAAAACTTAAAACAATTGCCATAATGAACGTTTTCATGATACACAGCATATGTTAGTGTGTCTGGACATTCACGAAGACCATCGACTGAAAAATAAAACCCGCTCCTTTCAAGATTCAATAGAATTGTTGGAATCCTATTACAATCAACATAATCAACATATCTATTTGAACGGACCCATGTTTCATCGTACTCATTATAAACGTAGTCATACACAACAATTTCAGTTCTGTGGTTGTACTGCAAATGCGTTGGGTGTGCATATGCAAAACAACCAGTAAACAACAAAATACTCAAACAAGTCAAAAATACTTTTTTCATCTTTACTCCTTTCCTATTTAGACGTAAGAAATAGAATTTTATTCACTACTTTCTTCGTCTGATTCATAAAAATCTTTAGCCTCTCCCTCACGATTATGAAACTTCATTATAACCTCTTCGTCCATAATTTGCAAGATGCGATTTTTAAATTTTTCATCCTCAAGCTTTTTCATCCACCCTGCAGTTTGGAATTTCTCCTCGGACCCATCTTCATGAATCAAAGTGAACCAAGCTCCAGACTGCTTGATGCTATTGGAGCCCTTGACCGCTTCAAGCCAGCTTTCCTCATCTTGTACACCTACCTGTTCACCCCACATAATTTTGAAATTACATTGGCGACCTTGCGATCCAAAACGAGACTTCTCTAGCTTTACTTTGACTTCGTTACCGATTCGAAATCCTTTGTCATCGACAATAAAACTGCTCTTGGCTTTGCGACCAGTAAGCCAAATTCTAAGTGAATAAGCATAGATTAAAGCTTTTCCACCAGGGGTGAAATAAGGTGTAGTCAGAGCCTCTGACATGTTGGATGTAATGTTTGTTTTAAGCTGATTCAATACCAGCAAAGAAGATCCACTATTGGCCAACGGCACAACGAGCTTAGAAAGCCCTTTAGAAAGAATTCTCGGCTTCACAGCCATCGATGAAAGAGGATTGAAGTCTCCTTCGATATCAGATGTGCTGGGCGTGAGTGCAAGAGAGTCCCAGATGAAAAGCATTTTATTCTCATTACTTCCCAAAAGGTCTTCGATGGTTTCTAACACAAACTCTACGGACTGTGCTTGAATATATAGAAGTGTATTAACATCGCATCCGCCTCGTGTGAGAAAGCCTGGGTCGATTGCAGATTCTGAATCAAAATACACAACATCAAAACCCAGCTTCTGTGCATTGCCAGCGATTTGTGCTGCCATGAAAGACTTACCAGTTGCTTCAAGGCCAGCGATTTCTGTAACTTTGCCAGCAGGAATGCCGGCCAATTGTCCACGACAGATAATGGAATCAAGCCACCGAGAGCCTGTAGGAATCCACTCTTTAACTTCGGTTGGGTTTTCCTCGCTCAAGTCATGAGCGACGGATACACCCGCCTTTTTGTTGATCAGATTGCGCATCTCATCAATACTTAAACGTCCATTACGCAGTTTGCTTATTTTCGCCATTAAATTTCTCCCTTATGAAATTAATCAAATCGTTTCTGTCTTTTATTAAAGTGCCATTATCTCTAATAAATTTCCATGGAATCTTTGGATCATTAAGAGAGGTGCCCTTTTTCATTGTTCTTATAAGCCTGTCTAGCCCTTCGTCGGTCTCACATATGCTTTCTTTGTTTTCTTTTAAGAATGGTATGATCTCTTCGTAGAACTTCCCCATAGGATAGAACGTTTTTGAACCATTGCGGACTCTTTTTATTACCTTATCGTCAAGCCAGGGGTAAAGATCCTCAAAAGTCAAGGCATAATGTTCAGTAAAAAAGCCGTTGAAGTCTCGATCTTCCGATTCAGAAAACAGAAATACATCCACCTTTTCTTCCCATTCTTTTACCTTTTCGGGACCAAAATCGCGAGCGGTAGAAAGATCACTCTTTTTCTTTAGTATGCCTTTTTGTTTGACATACTCAGGTTTTGACTTAAGCTCCAAAGCATATTCCAGCCCATCAACATCTATTTTGGCATCTGGCCAATACTGGTTGCCACGATTTGTATTAGAATATTCTTTCAAACCAAAGTGGCGAATTACAGCCTTTTCTCTTGAATCGTCTTGTGCCATCACTGCTCCATAAATAAAAGAAATGAGACACCTGTGACCCCGTGCCTCCCTGCGGGAATTTTGTTAACCTAGAAGTTCATTGAACGCTTGATCAACAGACTTTGTTTCGTCTGAAGACTTACCATATTTGTTGGTTTCAGATGAGACCGATTCGGCACTCTCCTCACCCAGCAAATACTCATCAAGCATGCTCTGCACTTGTTCGGCTGTTTTCTTGTCGAAAACTGTGGAAAAGTCTGGAACAGATTCAAGGGCGGCCTTGGTCTGTGCCGGTTCTTGCATCAGGGAAGAGGATCTCCGACGCGGTGTGATGGAAGTTTGTGGAAACGAAGCTCCAGGCGGCTTACCATAATTAATGACGAGATCAGTTCCCTCATCTACGTCAGTGATATCCCCGTACTCGGGATTGAGGACCAAGCCAAGAAGCTCTTGATAGGCCATTTTACCATAGCCCCATAAACGAACACCTTGATCTTCTTCCCCACGCACGATGACGGGCGAAAAGAAACGTTGCCTAGCCATAAGGTTTTTAGCCATGCGGATGCTATCCTCAGTACCCTCATTAAAGAGTTTGCGGATAAAGTCATCCAGAGGGTCTTGCTCTCCGAAGTTCTTTTTTGGGCTTAGAAAGGCGGGATTTTTGCCCAGGTTGTAGTGGAACCAGTATTCCTTGAACGGATCTCCATCGGCAGTAGGAACGATGCGAATGCAGGATTCACCTTCTGGCGGTCGCCAGAACACAGAACTTTTAGAGTTTTCCCCCTTTGCACGGGACAACTTTTCTTTAATTTTATCAAAATCGATAGCCATATTTTTTTCTCCTGTTGGTTATAGTATACTTGGCAAATCTCCCAAGCATCTAAAAACAAATATAACACACCTCAAAGCGAAATGTCAACAACTTTTTTAATTTTTTTGCACTGTCGAACTTCTTGCAACACAATACACATAGTCGTTTTCATAGTCTGTTGAAAATATTCCATAAGAAGCCTTGATGCCTTCTTTTGCCTTTTCCTTTATTTGACTCGTTATCATGTTGAACAAATTCTCATCCGTCTTCAATTTGTTTTCGGATATGCCATAATAGTACCACTTCTCCTTCACCTCGTCAAGAGGAAAAAACACATTTTCTTGTTCTTCTTCCAAGTTGACAATACCAAACGTTGAAATCCTACAAGTTTCAAAGGGTTGCGTGAACGTGCTTTCAATAGCCTCGGAATTATCAAATACGTTTATCATGTGTATCGTGGAAACGATTAGCTCATTTAACTTATCAAAGTAGCCAATGATAGGGGCGCCCTTGATTATCTCTCCAATTACATCGTTTTCCACAATATACATTTGGTTAAACACGCCGGATCGAGCATACTCTTGAAAAACGTTAAAAACCAAGTTTTCTTGAAGCGTTTTCACACTATCAAGCAAATCCTTATCCGGTTTGATATATAAGACGTTTATAGTGCATTTGTGCCTAATTTGCTCCAACAAGCGCAACGACAAGCCAGATATCAACGAAGAGCCGCTTAAAACGAAAAGCAAGTCACCCTCTAGGTCTTTAAGGAACCCGGAGAAGTCAGGGCAGTTATCTTCATAGTCCTGCGGGTGATCTTGCTTCTCTACCTGGAAAAAATTTGGCGCTGTCTTTTTGGCGCTATCTATCTTATACACTTCATACTGCGGGTACCGCTCGAACGTCGTTGCGATCTTACAGCCCACTTTGCCCAATCCTAATATTTTATCCATAACTCTTTCATCTCCCCGAAGTTCTTGCCGGCAGTTGCGTTTGTCTTGAATGCTCCAAATTCGGTATCTGCAAAAGTGTGGTATAGATCATTTAAAATGTCTGCATCCTCTTCTGCCAAATCAATTACCACCGAATCATGGATCATAAAAGCAACTTGGCTTTTTCTTCCATTTAAAATTTTGCTGAGTTTCAATGTTTGCCTCAACATCAAATCACTAAACGTGCTCTGAATAATATAGTTCAACGCATGGTGTGCGTCTGCTTCTATCTCTCTATCATAATGTGTTTTGACGCACTTTCCATCCCAATATCGCTTTAGAACCTCTTCTCGCTCGTATGCCTTGGAAAAGCTAGTATCCTTAGAGTTTGGGTTATAAAGCCAAGCAAATACTCTTTCTTTTGCTTCTTTTCTGGACAAGTTGCCATTGTACAAGTTTTCAACATTCCACTCATGCATGTCTTGTGCTGGCTGTTCTTTGTTTGCCAATGCCAGAAGCGTCCTCAATTCTGCAGCGTTATAATCAAATTCCATAAACCAATCATTCTTTGGTTTTACTATACTTCTATACGTTTTGTCAAGTGTTAAAATAGGAAAGCTGTTTTTAACAGTCGTAAGTCTACCTGTCTTTGTACCAAATACATTGTATTTTACATATGGCTCAATTCTATTTATCTTCTTGCAGAATTGTCGAGTCTTATACTCTGTCATTCGGTGTCTAATCGGACTTAGGTCTATATTCAAAGGTTGATACTTAATTTGCGTGACCAACTTTGTCAAATCTTCCAGAAACTCATAATTTGTGGGCTTCTCATACTCGTCCAGCACATGTTCAGTAATCTTGTTTTTGAGATCACAAAATTCCAACAAAAACTGCTCTGGTACCAGATCGAAAAAGCAGTTATCATTCAGTGATACTTTTGCTTCCACGAATGATCTATAAAAAGCTTTTAATCTATCGCTGATTCTTTCCCAATCAGAAGACAACTCCTCTGGACACACCTCTGTCAACGTTTTCCCATTGCAATACAAATTTGCATACAAAACGTCGTGTGACTTTAAAAAGGAGGAATAGCTCCAAGTTTTGGTTAAATTTTGTGGAATTTCTTTTTTTGAAAGCTCGCCATCAAGAAAAATGGCTACGCACTTTTCTTTCTCATCCAACGTTTGAAATAGCATCAATGTACCTTAGTAGCTGCTCATTCCGCCGCCGCCCATGCTTGTAGTCGTTAGCTCTGTGCGACTAGGCGCCTTCGAGCTAGGATCCTTCAAGGTCTCGGGATCAGCGAAATCTATTAATCTATTAGTTCTTTTCACATCACCGGCTATCGGTATCATGAAATTCCTAACATAGTTATTAATATATCTCAATGCAGCGAAGAAGTCAAGTGTTATATCGATATAAGAAGCATTTCTTGCAATTCTCTTAATTTGCGCTTCCTTCACTTCTCGCATAGGTTTTACTTCTATCAGTCTGGCAATAAGGTATTGTTTCAGCCAATAAAACATGCCAATATTATCCATTACTTGTTCTGTAGAGATTGGTGCTCTTCCAGAGTGAACGTTTATAACTCTGCGGTTTGGCACTTCTCCTGGCATGCCACAACCCAACACGATTGGAACTGTAATCACTGGTTCGACCTCTGCCAACAAATTCCAGCCAAGTGTGGCAAATAATCTCATTGCAGGGATATCTTCATGCATTGCCTTGTTATAGTGTGTGCTAAACAAATCGCTTTTGCTCGTTCCGTGGGCGGCCATGGCTTGAGCCATTATTGGCGAATTAATGTTTGCAACGATTCTCCAAGGAGCGTTTTGATCTACAAAAAATCCATAGCGAGCAGCTTGAAATCTAAAGAAATCAAACATTGGGTCTGCAACCCACTTGTGCCACTTTTTAAAGTCTTTTGAATGATCATCCTTAGACATTTCAATACAAAGGCCCGTTTGAGTTGGACTATTGAATTTCGACGTGATGAAACCACTTTTGGTTATCGGGAAATCTGTTAATATTGTTGGAACGTAATTGTCAAAGTAGTATCTCAAATATTTATCAAAATGCCAAACGGAGTTGGTCAAATTCTTTTTGTTAATTATCTTTTCTTGTGCAGCCTCAACAACCGCTACCATGTGCTGTTCATAAGGATCGCCAAAGTCTGCGCCTGTCCAACCACGAGTTGGATTCATCTTTTCCCAAGGAGTATCCTTCATCCTGTGTGCAGGACGAGCGTTTGTCATGAACTCTCGGAATTTTTCAAAAGCATGTGCAACAAAATCAAATACAAAGATCGGATCGCTATTTAAAGAATTAAAACCGCTTCTTCTATTGTGCAGTTTTAACCTCTTCATTTTGTTGGCGATTGGCACTATTGCATCTCCAAGCCTGTCCACTCTTCCATAATAAAAATCTTTTGGATTGAAAAAATTAAGAGGAGTTGGTGCAGCAACACCGTCTAGCCTCATATGAGGATAGTAATATGCATATATGTCTCTTTCTAAAAAGACGTCCTTTGCTCCGCTTCTATTTGAAGCTGTTGGTGCTATGTGTCCATAAAGTGCCATTATAATAATTACCTAGTATTTAGAAAACTTTCGATCCCTAATGTTACTTTCACCAATATAAGGATCTGGATTGTCTTCATATCTGCTGCCACCCTTTGCAGGAGCAGGCTTAGAAGCTGTTTTGTTGTTGCCAGACATTCTTTCAGCCGTAGGCTCAGTTTGCACAGCATCAACCGTGGTGACCCATCGAGCGTTGGAAAGTTCATGGCTTACTTGTTTGACTATGTAATAACCACCTATACCTATTTTGCCAGCAGGGTCGTTTTTTGACTGTGGAGATCCCATCCCAAGAGCGCTGGGATTTATGTATACAATATTCCCCATTGATAGTAATGTGTTGCCCATTAACTGCATTGTTGCATTGTAAGGCTGCCACGCCACAATCTTGCCGCCTTTCTGGGCTGCTGCGACTTGCTGCGAACGCTCATACTCTTTATCCGGATTTTTGGTGAATTTAATACTTTTTAACAAACCCTTGTCTGCACCCATGTGAAACCAATACACGCCATTATTGAAATCCGCGTCTTCATTTCCCTCTCTTTTTGTCCTCTCCATGGTGGACCTCATAGCGTGAGCTATAACGTAGTTATATACTGAGCCTTGCTTACCATAGTAATTTCCGGACGCACCAGTAGTATTAGATTCTAAAGAAATATCAGATATTGTCAATCTCTTTTTGGTGCCTAGGCGATCTTTTCCTTTGATGGAGCCCACTTGAATAGTTTCAAACGTGGGCCTTGGAGCCTCAAGTTCGTTTTCCTTACCATGTTTAGCGAAACAAGGCGGAGCCAATGCTTGAGAAACCAAGTGATTGAATGTGCTAACAAGGAATTTTCTCACAGACATCTCTCGAACCTGCGGCTTTGTAAATTCGTTTTGGTACCATTTCATAAACAAATCCCACGAAATAGGAATATCAGCCATGTTAGAAACCAGCGGATTTTCTTTTCTAAAGTTTGACATCATTTCACCGATCTTTCCAGGCAACTGTCTGCTAACAGCAACAGGATCCTGTATCTCAACCGGGCCTAAAACAAGTCGCAACTTTTCATTTTTCATTCTTTGTTGCAAAAATTTACCATTGAGAGCAGCATCTACCAGATCTCCATAATAAAAAAAGTAAACCCTTTCATAGTTTTTCGCGCCGCCCTGTGCTGGGGCTGCAGAGGGTGGTGCACCTCCGCCACTGGGGGTTCCAGAGGGTGATGCACCTCCGCCGCCAGTGGGGGTTGAAGGAGTTTTGCCAGTAGATGTTTCCTGAACCGCTTTTTTATGACCGTCAGTTCCTGGCTCATTTGCACCGGGTGCAGCAGTACCTCCAACAATAGACCCAGGCTTTGCAGGAGGGGGAGCTTGAGCGCCTTTGGAACCCCCTTTTACAGCCTGGATGTAATCCGCGAAAGACTGCACTTCTGGGTGAGGGACATCAATGTGAAAAAGTTTTCCTTTATTTTCCAGGCTATTGAGCAATTTTTGATGCACCATTTGAGCCAATTGTTTTTGCTGTTGTTCATGAGCTTTTACAAGCTCCTGCTTCTTTTGTGCGGGGTCGGGTGCACCCTTACTTGTTTCGCCGCTTGATGGAGGGGTTGCTGGAGCTTTACCTTGTGGGCCATCCGAAATCGACTTGTCTTGAGCATCCATTTCTGCGTCTTGTTGAGACTGCAAAGCAGCCATTTCGCCATAATGATCAGAAAAAATATCAAATTCTGGGCTGTTTAGTTGTTCTTCTATTTTTGTTATACACTCCAAGGTTACTTGAACATTTCCATTTTCTTTAAAATCTAAATCATATTTATTCATGCTAAATTCCATTACCATGTTTGCTGATTTTAGAGCGTTTGCAAATGAGCGATTTCTGGCGTCAACCTTACCAGGGGGTATTTGCCACCCAACAACTGCGAGAATTCTAAATTGCTCTGCGTTTTTATCTTTTGACTGCAATGGCGGAGTTCCATATGATATCTTGCTCGAAAACAAGTCCGCATATGCGTAGCCACCAGGGCGCGTTTTCCATAGACTCTTTGCACTCTCACAGAGAAAAGTAAGCTTCGCTCTGATTGAGGCTTGCTGCATCGATCCTTCGCCGCCGCCTTTTGCGGCAGGATCACCAATGACAAGATCAAAAGATTTCAATACAACATCGTCACCCCTGCCGCCTCTGCTTTGTGTCATGGAATCAATTGATTCTCTCGTCGTGTGGTCGGAGAATCTTAACATTGTCTTACTACCAGAAGTTCCATTCGATGGGGGCGTCGATTTATAGAGCAATATCTTTGGCACCAAATTTGCATAATCAACTGTTCTTCCTCGAAAGAGGTTTTTAACACCCAAGATCGATGTCAATTTAGAAGTGAATTCGGAAGCATTTTCGTGCATTAAACACGTCGAATATGCAAACCCGCCCTTATTGACGCTATTCTGACTATGGCTTAGAAAAACCCTCCAATTGTGCATCAAATAACATTGATGATCGAAAGCAACTGCACTACGTCCAGCTTCGCCTGTAACTGTGCCATCTGGTGTCGGGCCACCTGTACCTGTATTTCCTGGAGGGGCTGGTTTTGCGGGAGGAGGGGCTGGTGTGGCGCCTCCTGCGCCTTGCTTTGCGGATTTTTCTTGTCCCGTCTGTGTCATCTTACACCTCTATCGCGCTTAAAACGGCATCCAATGGCATTGGGATTTGGATCACGGTACCAAAAGCTACATGCGCCTCTGTTGGCCTATTATTATAAAAAGCAATTATCCACCATAGAGTTGGGTCGCCATAATGCTTTTGTGCCAATTTCCAATAGTGATCTCCAACTTTCCATACATGGTTTGTAGTTTCAACATCTGGGTCATTTTCTATGGACATAATAGCAGTGGTGTATTGACGAATACCTTTAACACCTCTATTCTCAAAAAGTTTAGAGTAAGTTTCTTCTCGGTTAATCGCTATAAAGCGTTCTCCATATCTATTTGTCGAAGCCATTATTTTCTCCTATTTTACCCTAATAACGCTTGGGTGGCGTGTAGCCTGAGACCTTAGCCTCTCCGCCACTTTTTAAATGCTGTGTCAGTTTTTGCTGTTCCTCTTCGCTTCTGTGTTCAGGCTCTTTAGCCTGTTCGTTAGCTTGCTTAACCTCTGGGGAAAGCTGCTGTGCAGCATCTTCATCTAATTCTTTGTTGCTCGTAGGTGCTGAAGGAACGCCGCCGGCTGAAGTTGGTATACCCTTTTGTACATTAGCCGGATTGGTGTCTTCTATTGCCTGATTGTTTGCAACATCTTCCTGCACAGGTCCAACAACATCTGTTCCAGGCGTGTCATCATTTTCTGTCGGACCACCTGTTTTACTTGGAACGCTTGCGGCTTGTGAATCAATTGAGACACTAGACTGGCCATATGGGAACGGAATATTATCAAAGCCTCCCTTGCCACCTTTAACCCAGCCAAGCTCATGTGTGTGTATGGGATTAATAGCGCAACTTAAATCTATCATTTTGGGGAACAAGTTCCCGCCTTCAATGTAAAAGCCTGCTTCCAAAAGTGGCGTATTTGAAAAACTATCCATGGTGCACACCAAACCGTCAGGCAGTGCTCCAGTTCCATCTGGGCCTGAATTTCTTATAAGATTCGAAAACCTCACGACCATGAGGGGAGGGCCAGAGATTGCCAAAGTGTTTCCAGAAACAGCATCATAAGAAGGATACATCATTCGTATTAACGAAGCAATTTGCTTCAAATGCTTTTGTGCCTCTTGTGAATTTTTAGCTGCAAGTTGCCATCCCAAACTAATTGATCTTTGTGTATTTGAGAACGCATAAAGAGGGTCTTGTCGTCCATATGCATTTTCTGCATCCCAATTTTGACTAAAGCTATCCGAAAAGTCTGTTATTGCCGCTCTCATGGTGACAGTTTTGCCAGCTTGCACGGACGCAAACTGTATTTGTATGTCATAAATTGGATCGACGTAACTCACAAGATAATTCTCCTCTTTCTAATTATAAACGTAACCTTTCTTCTAGGTGCGAATTTATAATCTTTTTCACCTGATTTTGTGCTGATTCTCCTAAAGAAGTGGCTTCCCCACTTTGTTCTTCTCCTCCAAGACCTAGCCCTGAAAACATTTGTTGTAGTGGGTTGCCCCCGTTTCCACCTTTAGCGCCATTTCCTTTGTTTGCTTGATCTGCTGTCTTGGCCAACTTGGCGGCAGCAATTGCAAAGTCGCTTCTTGGGCCAAAAGCCTTACGCAAGATAGCAACCATTTCTTGATTTGTTTTATTGTCAGCAGGTGCTGGATCTGAAAACGATGGCAAAGACAGTTCACCAAAGAACTCTGAAACTTTGTTCACTGACATGCCAATCATATCTGCTATGTTTGGCATGGGCGAACTAGCTTTTCCGGATTTGTCTTCTGCAATTTTTCTTTTATGTTCCCACTCCGCCATTTCTAACATCGACCCGAACGCAGGCACCGGGCCACTTGGGAACACCTCTTCTCCGCCTTTAAACTTAACCAATTCTGGGCCTTCTTCGCCAACGAGAGCGAGACCAGGGGCTGCACTCTTAGTGCCTGTGGCATATGCAGGGACGTTTTCGGTTGGACTTTTTGCCTTCATCGCCTCTTCTAAATCGTCACCCAAGCCGAAGATTGAAATAACTCCTTTTCCAAGCCATCCCATATCAAAGTTTTCCGATATCAAATTGGCAACATACTCGCCGCCCATATAGCCGGCTATTGAACCAATTGGGCCGCCGACAGCGCCCAGGGCTCCGCCTGCCATACCCCAAATCGTACCAACAGTTTGTTGACCAGCCATGTTTTCTATGTCTTTTCGTGATGCCCCGGAAGCAATTGCATTTTGAATATCATTACGAAGCATAAACCCAGAAATCAATGCATTAATCGGACCTATGGCTTTTAAAGCCTTGAATATTCCGCCGCCTAGTCCCTTGAGAGCTTTTCCAGCTATTTTTACAGGATCTGGCAATTTTGCTAAGAGCGCTCCGCCTTTTGCCATTGCTCCGGCTGCTGCACCTTTTATGCTACCAAGTGCTGATTTTCCAAGATCTTTGGCCTTGCCCATTAGACCTGAGAAGAAGCCTCCTCCGCCACCTGTGGCGGGAGGCGGTTTAGAATCCAAGGTTGTAACGCCGGGTGTGGCACCACCTTTGGTGAATCCACCTTTGGGGTTCAAGTTGCCTCCAGCTTGTGCCGCTGAACTTAGTCCACCTGCGGCTCCTGCTCCTGCGGCACCCATTTTGCCCAAACCCTTCGTAGCAGAGATGGTTGATTTGGACATGTCTTTCACGCCTTTATTTATTTTCCCGACGCCGCCTGACGCTCCTGCACAGCCGGCCATGGATTCACAGGCTCCAGATACTGCACCTTTTACGCCACCTTTTCCACCTTTTCCAGTGAGTGCGCCGAACAAGCCCTTAAGGCCGCCGCCGCCGGCTCCCCCTTTGCCAATCAAACCCATAATTGCGCCTTTAAATTTTCCTATCATTCTGAAAGCGCCCTTCATCGCGAATGCTGCGGCCATGATGGAACCCACCCTCACAAGGGTTTTAATCAAGTCTTGGTTTGCCTTGACAAAATTAAAGACAGTATCCAACATGCCGCCCAACATATCAAAAGCAGGTTTTAAATTCTCGGCCAATACTTTGCCTATATCGCCAAGTTTATCCATAACTGTTGTGGCAGACGTTACCATTTCGTTGAAAGATTTCTGCTGTTTAGCCTCTTCTTCCAATTTTTTTGCGTGAGCTTCGCGTTCTTTGGCAGACTTGCCATAAGTCTTCATCAACTCGTCTACAGACATACCAGTGGTTGCCGAAATGTGTTGTAGGTCGGCCATGGCCTTCGCTGCGCCAG